ACAGGTTGGTGTGAACTAGAAAACATGGTTGCAGGTGGTGGATATGTTAGAGGTTCTGCACCTAAGAACATTGAGGTAGAGGGTGAAATCGAAGTAGAAGTCACTTATGAGAATGGTGATTATGATACTTTTGAAGTACCCTTTAAAGCGTATGCGAAGACCTCAAAGCTCTTTGCGGAGCATTGGGAAATGCTTGACGAAGTAGATGAGGACGAGGATTACTAATCCTCTTTCACCTTGTAGTTGAGTAGGTATATACGCACATAAGTTTGAATAGCTCTTACCCAAGACTCCGGGGTATCTACCTCATAGTTTGCCTCGATGTGTCCATCAACACCCTTAGCTGTTGTCGGCAAACTGAGGTCAATAAAGGTTGAGTTCATTTCGGGCATGAGAAGAACGAAGTTTCTCATGTTCTGATACTCAAGCCTAAGCATACTTAGGCGATATTCCTCGCTGTCTGCACACGCAAAGTGTGCGGGGCATTTAATCATGCCCCCTTTCTTGAGGAAAATGTAGCCATCCCCTTTACATTTGCAGTCCAACATACTGCTCGTGATCTTCATTACGGTCTTTCGTTTCATAAGACACCTCCTTTAATAGTTTCTTTATACAACCCCCACTTAAAAGAGAGGAGATTGTCATGGAAAACTTTTGGATAAGACCCAATGGTCAGAACACACTTAAAGGTGTTGAAGATGACCCCACCAATATGCCTGTACTCCCTGCTTACTTGATCCTAGAGTTCCTATCGAACGACAATCAGAAAGCAAGAGACGATTTCTTGAAGCTCTTGCCTGGAATGACCGAGGAAGAGCAGTATCGACTCAACGAAATATATGCCTTTAGCACCAAGCCCAAAGACTATCCTCAGATCGTAGAGGATAAGTTTCAGAAGGCAATGGGTACTCGTGTCAATATGGGTAACAATCACCTCCCTAAAACTGTCAACAAATCAACCCAACGCTCTAAACTTAGAGTAAACCAATAAAATAGGAGATCTCACTATGAGAAGAACTGCATCCGAAATCATCAATGATCTTGAGATGAGAGTTGCTCGCCTTGAGCGTCAAGCATCTGGCAGAGACTGGAGCAGAGACTTGGACTGGGACGCTTACACCCACACTCTCTCATACACCTTTACAGACATCATTCTCGATAAGAATGACAGGGCTATTGCCAAAGAGAAAGTAAGTTACGATGAGAAAGGTAAAGGCTATGACATGGATAGTGCCATTGCAGAGGCTCTAGTATCCATCGCTGATGACCTTATGGAGAATTTTGGTGATTTGGTCTACGAAGACGATAACAACAGAGACACCGTATACTTTTACTATGGAGATGGAAATCCATATCAGATAGACGACTTTAAAGACGAAGATTTTGAAAAGTTTCGTGAAGAAAACGGCAGTGCTCTAGCTGAACTAAAAATAAAAGGCATAACCAAAGATCAACTCAAATACTTTGTTGATTATTGGGTTGATGAAAAAGAAAGGTAATAATCATGGCTACCGAGAAATCACAAGACCCTACGAGCTTCGATAAGCTCCCTCTTAAAAGCAAGAAGTTCCTTGCTTACCTCATCGCTGACATCGGGTGGAAGATCCTTATGTTTTATGTGGTGTGGGAGTATCAGACTCAAATCGACCATTACGCATTTATGGTTCTCGTAACCATGATTGTTACCAGTGGATTTATTCAGATCGGGTACATCTTAGGACAAGCCGCTCTTGATAAGTACACCCATGTTGCGACTACTGCACTTGAGCAGAATGGTGGAGGGGGTAAGCCACCTAAGAAACCAACACCTCCTGCACCTAAGTCCGAGCCAAACCCCGACAGCACAGACCCAGACGAGTTCATGTAAATCATTAAAGATTAAATGACTTGCTCCTATATGAATAACCCACTCATATAGGAGCAAGACCATGAGCGATCCAATCAAGAGCTTTGAAGAAGCTATAGAAATCACCCAGCCTGTTATCTATGTGGGGGTAGATAGACAAGAGGCTAAGGGATTCAATAAAGTCGTCCTTATCCATGAGGATAAAGATGGCTTACAGACTACCGAACACCACATGACAGGTGATGTCTCTGTTCAAATGGTGAATGGTGTCTTAAAGGTCTATGTTAAGGGTTAAAGCAGATCAGCCGCTATATCAGAGAGACTTGACCTTTCTGACTTATGTAGACTCACACACGCAAATAAAGGCTGACCCAACATACGCTCAATCACATACACAAGACCGTTAGATTGCTTGGTGAGGTAAGGGTGGTCAATCTGATAAGGATCGCCTAAGAGGACAACCTTCGTACCTTCTGCCGCTCTTGTGATGATTGATTTAATCTCATGTTTGGTGAGGTTCTGTGCCTCATCAATAATCATAAACGCACTCTTAAGTGAGCGACCTCTAATAGAGTGGATAGGTTGGATCTCAATCTGGTTCTTCTCAAGGAAGCCCTCTTTGCTACCCATCTCACCACCCATTGGACCAGCATCCCACAAGGGGTTGATCTGATCTAGGTTGTCAAAGAAGCTCTGCATCCAAGGCTCAAGTTTCTCGGATAAAGAACCAGGTAAGAAGCCGATACCATTACCGACATCAACGACAGGCTTCGAGAGCAATATACGCTGATATGTGTGAGCCTGCTCCAGAGCGGCGGCTAGTGCAAGGAAGGTCTTACCTGTGCCTGCTTTACCCAAGAGGCAGACAAGTTCAATGTCTTGATCTAACAGGGCATCAAGTGCGGCTCGTTGCTCAAGATTTCTAGGTTTAGCTTTCTCGGTTCGTACCTTATCGACAGGGAAAAGTGAGTTGTCTCTGTGTACGAATAGATGTGTCTTTTCACCTGGTGCGATAAACCATCCGTATTGGTTTTCATGGAACGGAGTGTCAAACTCGTGTGGGAGTCTAACAGCTCCTTGCCAATATGATTTAACGAGCTGGTTCATTAAGACAACATCGGGTACGAACTCTTTGAGTCCAATACCAGAGAGGGTATCCATGCTTGTGTCAGATGTATAGTCATCGGATTGAACACCGACCGACTCACAGATGATACGAAGGTTGATGTCTCTTGATACCAGAGTTAAATCATAATCATCTTTAAGGTTAATAGCAGTTTGTAGGATGAGTAGGTCTACATACCTAATCTGATTAGCACGATCTAAAGATCTGATGCTGATCTCCCCATCGTGAGAGACTACTTTGACCTTACCTTGTGGTTGTAGCTCAAGGATGAGGTTTGAGGCTTGTCGGGCAAGGTGAGCAACATGGGATTTCTCACGCTTTGGTGTGTCTTTAAGGACATCAAGCTCCATGATAACATAGATTGGAATGAGGACTTCGGTATCATCTCCAAAAGAGGTCATCGAGGTAGGGTCGTGTATTAGAACACTCGTATCTAACAAAACTGCCTTTGTCATGTGGACTCCATTCTGAGGGTATATTCTCCTCACTCTATAAGCGAAAGGTATCTAAAGAATATGAAGCTCAAACACATCGAAATCCGAAAGCAACAATGCACCCTTATCGCCTCTGCAAGCACTTGTTGTCGTAGGAAAGTGGGTTCTGTGATCGTAGACCCCGATAGCAATGTTGTTGTGAGTGAAGGATATAATGGGCCTCCGAGAGGTAGTAGTGGAGATTTATGTGGAGGGTCGGACTGTTTGCGGGATCGGTACGGTGTCAAAAGCGGTACTCAAAATGATGTCGGATGTCATCATGCAGAAATCAATGCGATCTTAAATGCCACTCGGAACGGTATGTCTACGATGGGTAAGTGGATCTTTACCTCATGTGATCCATGTCTTATGTGTGCAAAGGCAATCCATCATGCAGGCATCATTAAAGTGTATGCCCCTTTACAGACTGATGTCCACCAAGAGGGGTTAAAGTATCTATCCGAGCATGGGGTGTCGGCAGAGAGTCTTTAATAGTTTATTTATTGCTCGCTATGTAGTGTCAGTTTTTTTCATTCAAAGGAGATCCAACATGGACAAGACACAAAGAGAACAACTACTGAAGCTCGCTCAGAAAGACCCTGCTTTCAAAGCGAAACTCATCAACATCCTCAAAACCGAAAAAATCGCAACTGCTCTTAACACAGACGATGCGGCTGCCTTTGCGGCGTGGGCTAAAATGTCTAACCCACAAGGCATGAGTGCTAATGAGGTTAAGTCATACCTCGCAGGTGCAGGTGTTAAGATTCGTCAGCCTGGAGAAGCTAGACCCAAATCGAAGAGTGGTCCTCTTGAGGTGGGCGAGATTGTTCATGTTGACCCCTCAAAGTGCATCCACCCCGACAACAAGAGAAACTGTGGTGTTCTTGAGCATACTCCAGAAAATGAGCAATACTGCATCGTTGTAGCTCGTATTGAGCCTGCCGACCTTCGTGAGCTTTGCATCTATCAGCTTTCTCCAATCGACACCACCACAGGTCGAGTTGGAAGCAAGAAGTTCGAGTTCAAAGCTGTTATGCCAGCACGAGGTATCGGTGGTCTAACTAAGAAACTCGAAAAAGCTGAGGCTAAGGGTGATACTAACCAAGTAAATAAGATCCTTGCTGATATGAGAGAGAAAGCTCTCTCTCCACACAATGGCGTTGGTATCTATCGTGCTAAGTTCAAGAGCCTCGCTCACTATCAGAAGGCGATCACACAGCCAAAGGTTGGAAACTTTGTCATGGTTTATGAGCGTGGTGGCAAACTTCCTGTTCCAGCTATTCGTAAGCAGTACGCAGAGAAATCTAATGTAGATCGTACTCGTCAAACCCTTCTCGCAGGTGAGTTCGATGATCTCGTAGAGGGCGGTCTTGCTGATTATGGTAAGATCTACTATGAGGGTGAGATGAAGGGTGCAGGACACAGGGAAAAGGACGATGCGTTCTACTTTAGCCTTGATACTGTTTCACAGGGGTTCACCAACGCTAACCCAACAGTAGGTACTGTGTACTTTATCGCTAAGGCTTCAGAGATGCCTTCCGAGAGAGAATGGAAAGACGACCTTCGTGCTCGTCTCAAGGCTGTAGTTGAAGAGCATCTTCGACAGAGCCTCTAAGGTTTTTTAATAGTCTATTTATACTCTCTCTTTCAGTAAGATTTAGAAAGAGAGAGTATATTATGACAAAGGCGAACCCAAGAGCAGTAGCTGAACGCTATATGCTTATAAAGCAAGCTCGTAAGATCAACGCCCGATCAAAGACAGCAGGTAGGGTTAAGACTGCTGGTGAAGTTCGCTTCATTAAAGATCATGGCGATGACTCAAATGCTTGGGCTTGGGGGCAACACCCTCCAAGCCAAAGAGTAATGGACCCGAACCACAACTTTAATAAAAAGTGTAATAAAAGCATAGCTAAGGTTCTTAGGTCTACTTTGTCCTCTCTTGGTCATGCGATGAGTGCATACACTACATTCGCTAAGATCAAGTCGAGAGACATTAGCCCCGACGGTAATCTTGGTGGTCGGGGTTATATTATGGAAATCAAAGCTATTCGCAGGCAGTATATGAATGTAGTAGAAGCTCTCTCTGCCATGTCTGATACACTCTATGATGAAATCACTGCTGACCATTGGAAAGCTGAACAAGACAAGATGCTCAATCAAGTCATGGAGGAGATTGAGGAGATGAAAGATGATCCAGAAGGTTGGGCGATAGAAGTAGAAGAAGGCGAACCTCAAACAGACTCCGATGGAAATGTGATTCCAGAGAGAGATTTCTCGACACCTAGAAAGGGTAAATAAAATGAGCAGTAAGAACAAAAGCTATATGCCCAATGGTGGATATACCCTTACTCAAGGGTCAAACTATATGATGGACGGATTTCATTTTGACACCGAATACGGTGGAGGTCCACAAGAGAAAGCTCGACTCCCCGAAGCAAGAGGTTTAGCTGATCTTCCTAGTGGTATGATCCCACTCGATAGCTCTGGTGTGTCAATGCTTCCCGATGGGGTAGAGCATCAAGCTGACCTTAATATGGGTGAGATCACTCGTGAAGCGACTCAAGATTTGACCCTAGTAGATCACTCATGGCTCGCTTCTCAGCCCGAACCCGACCTTAGTGGCACTGCCGAGATGGAGCAAGTATACAAAGATCTCGCTGAAGGACACATGAATAACCCCTCGAATAATCAGCTCAAAGCTCTTGAGCAGTCATGGGGTCAGACTAGCACCACAGGTCTTGACATCATCCCTAATGAGAATAGGTATCACGCACCATATAAAAACAACTACACTGACGAACAGTCTCAACTACCAGGTGATGATTATAGGGAAGAGATGGAGCGTAATGTCCGTAAGCTCGCTTATGGACACCCCATGAATGTAGTCTTGTCCGAGGTTGATGAATCACAAGTCTTAGATGTAAAAGCCAAGCTCGCTTCCGAGTATGGTCTACATGGTCGGGTCTACATTAAAGAAGAACACTTTCCAGGTCTTTTCAACGGTCGGTGGGATGAGGTCATCAACAAGCGTTGTGCCACAGCTATGTATATCATCCCTAAGAACAAAGACTGTGCCTTTGATCGTTTCTTGGGTATGCAAGTCGTTAATGAAGTACCTTGGAATAAAGCGGCTAAGTCACTACTCCCTAAGCTAGAGTCTTATGGGGTACGCCTCGCATCTGGTTCTGCTAAAGCTCGTTTACAGACAGCCTTTATTGATCTCATTGAGGGTCGGGTAGATAGACAAGAGAAATCTGCAACATGGTTTCCAACACAGCTTGATCAGTCTAGTCTCATATCTCTCGACCATGCTCGTAGAGAACTAGAGAACGCCAGAGAAGAAAACATCTTTGTCGCTTCCTCGGAGGATGTTGAGCAATCAAAGATTGAGTTGAAGCTCAATAGGATTGCAAGCCAACTTGTCAATCAAGGATTTCTTGATGAGGAGCAAGTATCCGCTGTCGTTGAATCCAACAGAACAGCGTCAAAGAAGATCGAACGCCTCTATGAGTTAGCAAGCACACCAGGTGAGTCGGGTTCTTACCAAGGTCAAGGTATGGGAGTTAAAGCCCACACCCCACATAAGAGCAAGATTGAGGAAAACTTTAAGACTCGTTCTGAACTGAACCTCGAACAACGCTTTGCTTCTGCTAAAGATAAGATTGGTCGTATCGTTAAAGCAGGCATGATTACAGCTCAAGAAGCATCTTCAATCTCATCACGACATGATGTGCCAGAGGATAAGGTCAAAGCTGTATTTAACCACATTGCCAAAAACATTGAGAACCTAGCCTCTACCTATGAGGGTCAAGGCATTGGGGTCAAACTATTGCTTCCTACTCGGACAGAGATTGAGAGCGATTTTAAGACTCGTTCCGAGATCACTATGGAACAAAGGTTCGCTAGGGCTAAAGATAAGATCGCTCGCATTGTTAAGGCTGGTTTGATCTCTGCTCAAGAAGCTACCTCAATCATTGCCAAGTATCAATCTCCCGAAGATAAAGTGTCAGCAGTCTTTAATAGGATTGCACATAAGGTAGATGATTACTCCACTTATGAGGGTCAAGGTAAGAACGCTTCGTATCACAATATGCGTAAGCATCAAACAGACGCTAACGCTTATGTTCCTCAAAAGGGTAGTCGTGAACTATCTCGAAGAAAAGAAATCGCACAAGAAAAGATTGCTGGACTAATCTCGGCTAACCTCGTCACCATTGACGAAGTTGAGAGAGTGGTTAAGAAGGCATCTTCTCCAGAGGGCAAGTTAAGAGCAGTCTTGAAGTTCATCGAGTCTAAGACTGATAAGGTATCTACCTATCAAGGCGAAGCAGATAACTTTGAAGCTCGTTTGACCACAGCCCAGCTCAAGAAGATCCAAGATACCTTCTTTAATAAGCAAGCATCTCGTTCTAAGGTGGCTTATGAAAAAGAGGTCATGGGTCAGATCAACACTCTCATTCAATCGGGTGTTGTCTCAATGGATCAGTTTGATCGTATCGTGAAGAAACACGCTTCATTACAGGCCCGACTCCATGCTCTTTATGAGTTAGTAAGCAAGCCTGTTCATGTGAAGAAAGCATCGGGTCAGACAGGACACTATGGTGCGAAGTTCTCCAAGAAAGCCGAGATCAACTACACTGCTTCCGACTGGTCAAAAGCTCAAGCTAAGGTAGCCAAGCTCGTAGAGACAGGTCTACTGACTCAAGGTCAAGTAGACTCTATCTCAAGTTCTAAGAATCCAGACGAGTTTGTACGCAAGGCATTTGAGATGGCATCAAAACCAACAGATGCTACTCAATACCAAGGCGAACAAACAGCTCACATTCTTGGAAACAAGAAATCGAATACCATGACAGCGACCGAGAAGAAGGTAGCTAACTGGGTGAGACAGAAAATGAGCGAGGGTGCGGCAGGTGATGAACTTGATGTATTGATCGCTACACGATTTAATCAAAATGTAGTCAACGAGTATAGCTCAAGGATTGCCTCTCTCCGAGCAGAACATGAAGGTCTATCTGGTCATGCTTATGTAGACGCATCAGCATACATGACCAATGGTGTTGAGGGTTGTGATAAGGGTGCGTTAGTCCATAGGGCTAATCAAATCCCTACACTCCTCAAGACATCTAAGTGTGGCTCATGCGTGTTCAACTCTGGTGGTCAATGTCAAAAGTACAATAAACCAATCGTTGCCTCTGTGGATGAGATCGTGGAGAGTCCTAAGTCTTATCAACAAGAGATGATTCGATTGGCTAATGCAAGTGATAGCGAACAAACAGCCTCGCTATTCGTTAATAACTATGACGCTAACGAGTTCAACCTAACAGCAAGCGAAAATGTGTCCGTAGATGATGCACCTTCAAGTGAGCAGTTAGGTGATGTTCTCTTTGGTGGCTTTGAAGTTTAAGGAGATAGGATATGCTTTCCTCTTACAATCGTAGGGTCGTTGCTACCCCTCAATTTAAAATGCTCGTTGCTCACCTAAAGAAGTCATCAGATCCTTCTAAGGGGGAAGCTGGTAATCCTCAACCTATCCGTCAAGCCTTTGAAACTCAAGTCATCACAACTAGCATGGGTACTGGTGTTCTTGGGAATATAGATGCCTCCACTAACCAAGTACGAATCAAAGTGGAGACTACCGACTTTGGTAATGAGAACTTAGGCAATGCTCCACCTTACTATGAGCAAGACCTCATTCAAATCCAAACCTCTGGATATATTGATGTTGATCGTATCAATGCACTTAAAGCTGGTACTCACTTTGGTAGAGGTGAAGGTGATGGTGCAGGTAATATAAATGATGTGGCCGCTGATCTTGCACTCGTCTTAAACGACTCTGTGGCAGACATCACAGCAAGTGTAGACCCTCAAAATCTCAATCATGTTCTTGTGCGTAGCAATGAAGTATCGTCTGCACTCTTTATCAAAGTGTACAGCTTCTCTTATTTGCTACTTAATGGAAACCCTCCATTCATCATTGAAGATATGAACGGAAACACCCTTTATGATCCGACTGTTGCGGAGGGAGGGGCAGGTGTTCTTTTAGTACGACCTAATGGTATATTACCTATGAATGAATCTTAAATGATATTGAGGAGGTTTTATGTCAATACCTATCCCACCAGGAGCTACAAGAGTTCAAGTAGAAGATGAATATGGAAAACTTATTTGGCGTAAACCCTCCGAAGTCTTAGACACCGACACAATACGCATTAACTTTAAAACAGGTGAGCCTTACGCTATGTTTGGTAAACCTGGTCAACCAAGTTCTCATAATGCGAATGTAAAACAGACCCCTGTTAACACCCCCCCTCCTGTTCCTTCCTCAAACCCACAGGCGAATATCAATCAACTTCAGCAACGCAAACAAGCTAAACTTAATAACGATGCTGTCTTTGATACTACTAAAAAGAACGCAGACTCATCTGATGTACTTACCCATGTCCTTGTCGGTCTAGCCGAGGAGTCGGCTTCTCTTGCTTTTGAAAGAGAAGAAGCTGAGCGTAGAGGCGAGTCCACTTCACAGATTTCTCTTAGACGAGTGAACGCTCTTAGAGCTGTCGGTGATACTTGGATCAAGAAGAAAGAGTTAATGTCGTCTAAGTCTATCGACTTGGAGTCGAAGGCATTTAAAAAAGTATTCGGACATATCGCTGAGACATTCCGTAAAGCGTGTGATGAGGCTGGTGTTCGCCCCGAACTTGCCGAGAGCGTTTTTGCTACTTTTGGGAAGATGGTTGACGATCCAGAATGGCTCACAGACGCAAAAAAGGCGATGGAAAGTGATAAGTAATGAGTTTATCCTCGGTAGCGATCTCTGCGAGTGCGAGAGCAGGTAAAAAGTCCGAAAAAGATGCAGACATCATTGAGTTTGTAGAAGCATCTTGGGGTCTGAAGATGACCCTATTCCCTGTACAAAGGGTCATCCTCAAAGCACACTATGGTCTTGAGCTTGATGACGAAAAGACCTTTCAAATCTCGGACTGGACACGAACCAAAATAGAGACTCACACCGAGAAATCTTACCTACGCAAAATCTATGAAGAAGGTCGTTGCAATATAGGCGAAGTAATACCAGGCAAGCAAAGACGAGAGATGATCCTCTCCATTGGTCGTAGATCTGGTAAATGTGTCACAGGTGAAACCCTTATCCCTACTAATAAGGGCATGGTTAGGATTGACTCTCTAGGCGATCCTAACGGTGAAGAAATACAACCCTTACAAGTTAATGTCGCACAAGAGTCGGGTGCAAACTCAAGATCAGCTTACTTTTATAATGGAGGGGTCAAGCCCACCAAGTACCTAGAGACATTCTGTGGGTACAGGATTGAGGGTACAGGGAATCATCGTATCAAAGTGATGACTCCAGAATGTAAGATCGAATGGAAGTACCTTGAAGAGATCGAAGAAGGTGATGTGGCTTGCATCAATCGTTCAAGTCAACTCTGGCCCAATGAGTATGTTGATATAAGCCAGCATCACACAAGCGAGGGTCAACCTAAATACCTTGATGAGCGTTGGGGTGAGCTACTAGGTCTACTCGCAGGGGACGGACATTGGACTAATAACAAGGCGATCACGATCACAGTAGGAGAGAAGCCCTTCGAGAAATACTTAATGAGTCTGTTCAGAGACTTGTTTGGTAAAGTCTCTTATTATCCAGATAAGAGGAAAGTAGATGTCGGCAGAGTTTCAGCACATGGGAAAGACATAAGACAGTTCCTTAATAATCTAGGTTGGGTGATTGATTGCACGACAACCACCAAGCAAATCCCACATACGATCATGCAATCCCCTAAAAGCGTAGTCTGTGCTTTTCTAAGAGGTTTGTTTGAAACTGATGGTTCAGCTTACGCACAGTCCATTACGCTCTCAACTGCCTCTTATGAGCTTGCGAGGGAGACACAACTCCTCCTACTTAATCTCGGCATCACATCTAACCTTTCTAAAAGCAATCGGGAAGATCGAACCGAGTATCGCATAAGACTCAAAGGATCAAAGTCTAAGAGGCTTTTTGACCAACATATAGGGTTCATATCAGAGCGTAAGAAAAAATGCCTTGAAGGGGTAATGTCGAGCGTTTCTTATAGAGGGTCTAATGAGGGTGTTCCCTTCTTCTATCAGTATGCTGAACGACTCAAGAAGTTCCACCCCGATCTCAAACATGATCTAAGCCCTACAACTAAATACACTCCCTATTGGAAGATCAAGAAGATCGCTGACCATGAAGGTCTAAGTCAAACCACAAAGTCTCAACTATATAGCCTCATTGATCTGGATTACTTTTTTGACCCTATCATTAAAGTAGAACAGCGTGAAGCTCATGTCTTTGATCTCAATGTGCCGAATGGTGCAATGTTCATCGGCAATGGGTTCACTAATCACAACACTACGATTTCTGCGTGTATTGCCGCTTATGAAACTTACAAGCTCATCAAAAAAGAAAACCCACAAAAGTTCTACGGACTACCTCAAAGCAATAACATCCAAATCATCTCTGTGGCGACTGATAAAGACCAAGCAGGATTGCTTTATCAAGAAGTGTCTGGACACTATCGCAACTGCTTCGCTCCAGAGACAGAGGTCATTACATCACTAGGTGTCAAAACACTTGGAGAACTAGAGGGTCAAGAGCCTACTTTGCTTACGAGAGAGGGTGCTTGGGTCAAAGCACCTGTCCGATGTTTTGGCGAACAACAGCTCTATAAGATCACCCTTAAAAGACAAGGTGTCCTCAAAACCATATACGCCACTAAAGATCATAAATGGTTCGCTAGAGATGCCAGAAAGCGATACAGAGGGAAAGGCTACCAAGAGTTTGAAACTCACGAACTAAGACCAAATAAACATCATCTACAAGCCACCTATGGTCAAAGCTACAAGAACCTCATCACTCCTTCCCCTTTTGGGGTTGCTCATGGCTTCACTTTTGGTGACGGAACTAACTCTAAAAACCCACGATCTGTAAATGGTGTTTGCCTCTTTGGAGATAAAGACTCCTCCCTCATGCCTTATTTCTCTATGTGTAAGCGTAAAGAAATCAAAGGGGGTGTATCATTCACAGGAACTCCAAACCACTTTAAAGAGATACCCGATCTAAGTGAATGTAAGTCATACCTCTTAGGGTGGCTTGCTGGATACTTTGCGGCGGATGGATCTGTTTCTAATGGACAGGTTGTGATGACAAGTGCCTTTGTTGAAAACATTAAGGCATTTCGTGATGTCTGTTATCTCTTAGGGATTGGTTGTTATAGCATCCGAGAGGATCATAGAGTCTCAAACCTAACAGGTAAGCCGCACACCATGTATAAGATGTGCTTGATGAAGCATACGCTCGATGAGTCATTCTTCATCATCCCTAAGCACAAAGAGTCTTTCCTCAAACACGCTCAAGTTAAGCGAGACACAAGCTCTTGGACGGTTATTGATGTTCAACCCACCTCTCGCTTTGAGAAAGTATATTGTGCCACAGTACCTGGATCACATTCCTTTGTGTTAGAGGGGAACATCGCTACAAGCAACTGTGCCTTCTTTGGACCATACACAGCGAATAACACCCTATCTTACGCTCGCTTTCAAACACCTGCTGATGTTGAGAAGTACGGACGATACATTGAAGATCCCTCTGCTAAAGCTACTCTTAAAGTTACATTTAGGTCTTGTGTAGCTAAAGGTCTTCGTGGTGCTGGTAATATCTGCGTTATTCTTGACGAGGTTGCTCACTTTACAGAGACAGGTCAATCGGGTGCAGAAGAAGTCTATAACGCTGTTGTGCCTTCGACCTCTGCGTACTCGGCTAAAGATCCTAACAACCCTACAGTTCCTATTGGGGAGGTGGAGGGTCGGGTTATCTTGATTTCTTCTCCTTTGGGTAAACAGGGCTTGTTCTATAACCTGTTCCAAATCGGTATGGGTGGTGGAGCGGCTGCCGATAACATTCTCGCTGTTCAAGCACCTACTTGGGAAGTAAACCCAACTGTCCCTGCTCAAGAGTTCGAGAAGCATTATCTCAAGAACGCCGCTGTGTTCTTTACAGAGTATGGTGGCGAGTTTACAGACAGAACAAGAGGGTGGATCACAGATGAACAAGACCTCTTATCTTGTGTAGACCCTCAATTAAAACCTCAGAGATCAGCACCTGCTCGTAAGCCACACTTTATGGGAATCGACTTGGGTCTTGTAGGTGACGGTACAGCTATCGCTATTGGACACCTCGAAGGTGAAGAAATCGTGGTAGACCTCGTGGCTCAAATCAAAGCTGGTGAAGGGATCTACCAAGACAAAGAGCGATTAGAGTTCGATGATGTCGCTGATTGGGTACTAGAATACACAAAGAAGTTCTACATCACAGAGGGTATGTTTGACCAATGGGCTGGCATACCCTTTCAACAAGCACTTGAGAAGCGAGGTCTAAAAAATCTTACCTCTCACAATATGACTAAACAGCTATCCTCACAGATGTACCAAAACTTTAAGGACATGATGTGGGATCAAAAGCTCAAACTATATAATCGCCCCAACTATGAGACAGAAGGGCATGAACCTTACATCCAAGAACTCCTAGAGCTACAGCAAACGGTGCATGGTAAACACCTCATCACAGTCGAAGCTCCACAGACTAAAGGTAAGCATGACGATATGTCAGACGCACTTGTACGCATGACATGGCTTGCCTCTAATAACATCGGCAAAGGTCGATACTTTGCTAGTTCCAAAGGCAGTAAACAATACCGACACCCAATGGCAGGAGGTAAGACCTTTGCCACAGGTGGTCGATATACAGGGCGAGGAGGGTCAGATGCTAAAAGGATTGCACCTAAGTCTCCACGCTATAACCTAAGAGACTCAATCAACAGTCGCTTTGGGAAGAAGTGATAAGACAACCACATGATACATACTGTAAATGATCTACTGTGTAAATGATCTACAAAGATATGGGTGTGAGTATAATCTCATATGAAAAGTATTTAGTGCTTTTCATATAAGGCTATGTATTGGCATTTTTTACATAGGAGATTTACTTATGCCACATTCACCTTTAACTGATCGAAATCCTACACATTACCTTAAAAGATTTGGGAGAGATGTCCACACCTCACAACACTTTCGTGAGTTGGTTCAAAACTCAATCGAAGCAAATGCTACTGACATCGAGATTATTCCAGAGCCGACATTACATAAAAACGGTATTCATAAGATATGTGTCCGAGACAATGGCGATGGCATGACTGCTAAAGATATGTTCAAGTATCTTGGCTCAATGAACTCAAGCTCTAAATCCTCTAACTCGGATCACCATGAAAACTATGGGATTGGAGCTAAAGCTACAACTGCATACCATAACCCTTATGGGGTTATCTTTATGTCATGGACGAAAGATAACCCCTGTGGTCATTTGGTGTGGCTGTGTCTTGAAAATGAGCAGTTTGGTATGAAGTCATTTCCTATGACTTATGAGATTGAGAATGATGAAGGCGAAGTGATTGAAGAAGAAACCTCCGACATCGTTTCGTATATCAATGGTAAAGCAACAAATGTAATTCCATTACACCATGAGGACTATGGAGACTTTATTTGGGACGGTGTAAACTGGAACAGCCATAAGCCAGCCTGTGGTCATGGCACTGTGGTTGTCCTTATGGGAAATCATCTTGAGGATAACACTTGGAAAAATAGTGAAGGGAAGCTCTATTCACGCAGAGAGCTATCTCACTACCTAAACCAAAGATATGCTTATGTTCCAGACGGTGTGTCGATCAAAGTTTCCTCTGTGGTTGGTTGGAATGAATCATATGAAGTCGTAGGGCTTTTAAAGAGCTTTGAGACAGATGGATTTCTCAAGCATAAAGAGGTTGTAGATTGCCCTAATGGATTTAAAGTTGAAGTAATCATCACTGAAAAACATAGCGATTGGAAGAATAAGTATAATGAAAAGAAATGGGGTCGAGGCTCGCCCCTCCTCGACATCTTTGCCTGTACACAGATTGAGAAGGGTTTTGTTGCTCTACAATATGACAGTGAAAGGACATCGGAGCTTTATGACATTGAGCGTGGGGTCAATGTCGCACGAAGTTGGGGGATTAGTGCCGACTCGGTGATCCCAATGGTGAAACTGATCGTCCACCCACCAAAATTCGATGGTGTCAGAGGAGTCTACCCGAACGAAGGTAGAGACACATTAGTTTGGTCAGACCTTGAAAACCATGATGCACGAAGGCTAGACCTCACTAAAGTGAGAGAACACTTTATTGATCATATGCCTCAATACTTGAGAAATATGATTGACGAAGCCTTCCAAAGCTACAAGAGTAAGCAAGTAGATATAACAAGCATCCTTGACCGATATAACAGTATCTTCAAGCCACGAAAGAACCTTGACTCTGCTCTCGTTCAATCGGACAAAGGAAACACCTCTTTTGACCCCACAGGTGTAGGGTCTACTGGTGTAGGCACTAACCCAAGAGGTAATAATGATGAGAGTCGGAAGGGTAGTGAGAAAGACAGCAACGATACCGATAGTAAGTTGACAGGTAGCTCCCCTAACCCAAACGGTCGGGTGAAAGGCAAGAAAAGAAAGGTTAAGAAGCAGAAAGACATCATTGTTAAGTGGCTTGAAAATAGCGATGATGTTGGCTTCTCAAATCCCCGAAAAGAAGAAAAAAGTTTTCCTTTCTTTGCTGTCGAGGACTCGGATCGCATTGTTGTGAACGCAAACCCAAACCATGACGATATAAAGTGCGTGTTAGTCCACTTTGCTCAAAAGAACAAGAAGGCTTCCCATAACTTTATCCAGCAAACGATCCAAGAGGTTTATGAAACCGAGTTTCAAACCTATATCAGTCATCTGTTGAACGAGAACAAGTCTATCGCCCCATACATCACTAAAGAAGTGTTAAAGGCAAAGTTTCTAGGATGCCACCTGCTGTGGGGTGAAGTCTCTAGGAAGGTTAATCTACAGTTTAGATGATCAGTAGTTTTGGTTCTCCCAAGTCGCAGTCCTACCTCACTTCCTCAAACGATTAACTTCGAGAACCAAAGTCCCTGCAAACTCACCAATCATCCTCCTAACCTCTGACTCAACTTTAGGGTTGTCATTAGAGAACCCCGCATTAATCAAGCTCTGCTGTTGTGGAGGTCGGCTGTATTTCTTAGGTACTAACCCTACCCATATAGCCTGGGGGCTTCCACCAATGCTGTGGAAAATCCCATATGAGAAGTTATTCCTGTGATGGTGAGTTTCCCCATTAATTTGACTCAATGCCACACCCTCTACGGATAATGGGTGGAGAAATGTCTTTGCTTCTTTACTTGTAGGGAAGCCTGCGTCAAGACGATCACCGGAAACCTTTAGCTCTTTTGAGATTGAGCGGTCTGAGGAAGGGTTTTCGGTAGTGCAAACTGCGACCAAGTTATACTTCTCGGCAACCATCTCAAGATCACTTTGAAGATCAATGTCTAGTGCTTTGGGTTTACGATCAAACCTCTTAAGAAGGCGATCTCTTGCACTTGCAGTCCTAGCCTCGAAACCCTCATTCTCAACTGAACGAATGAACGCATGATAAAGACTGTCTTCATTCAAGAACTGACCATATTTAAAGGAAACAGTGAACACCGCTCCTTCTCCGTCATAAACAAAACCGTTTCCTTCAATGTCAAAAGTAATCTTTTTCTCCGAAGCAGACACATAAATGTTTCCACCCTTAGATGTCTTACCAAAAGCAACTTGAGAGCCACGACCCTTCATAGCTTTCTCTAAGTCTCCTCTTTGTCTCCATTTGAGATCAAGAGTGATAGGCTTGGAGACAAATGAACTTCTGTTGAAAGTCCTAATGATAGCCATTAAAAAATCTTGCTTACTGTGCATACCATAAGACTTCTTTTCAAGACGAGCAATCCTCATCTCAAGATTTCTGATTACTTCTGATGCTGTTCTTCTCATAAGTAGTCTCCATTGTCGGTTTGTGGTTAAAGAGATCACTCATAGGGGGGTCATAAATAAACTATCAGTAGTTTTGGTTCTCCCAAGTAGCTGTACGACCACGCTTCTCTAACGCATTAGATACCGTAGCCTTGTCAGGTTAAATGTCGTCTACAAGGATAGCTTTTGAAAGATCAACTTTATTATCTCTTGATATGATTTTAGCTTTTTTCCGACCCAAAATAGCACCTTCCATTTTAGCCCCATCTAATTTTGCTTCTATTAGTCTAGCATTACTAAGGTCTGTACCTCTAAGGTCTGCTCCTCTAAGGTCTGCCTTCCAAAGCATGGTGTCAATAAGGGTTAGACCACTAAGGTCTGCCCCTCTAAGATCAGAACCACTGAGAAAAGTTCCATTAAGGTCTGCACCCTTAAAGGTCGAGTCTGTAAGAACTGCCCTAGCTAGTGAAGCTCTCGTAAGATTAGCTCCTGTAAAGTCTGCAACTTTTAGTTCCACACTTGCCAGGTTAGCCCTCGTAAGATTTACGCCACTCAAGTCAAGCCCAGAGGGAAACTCTTGACCCATAACATCTAACCCACTTAAGTTCTTATCTCCACTAACCAATCTAGTTGCATCTTCCTGCTTTTTTTTCTTTGCTATTAAAGCAGGCTGATACTCTCTGAGTGCTTTATTCCGACTAGTTATGATGACATCTTCCGCATCTCCATCTTCGCCAAGATAACTATTTTCCTCTAACCTTACAAACATATAAGGGTTTTTTCTTGAGTTCATACTTGGACCATCAACCCATATATATAACTTGCCTGTGAACTTGTAGAGAATGGCATTTTCGTCACATACATCTTCGGGGGCTATCTCAAGACGATCTGAAATCTCATCAAGAGATTTATCGTTGATATGTCCTATTCTTGGAAACCACTTCTTTAGGATTTCTTTTTTGTAGTGTCGTTTGTTTCTGTCTTTGGTATCCATTGGAAAGTCCTTTGTGAGATCACTTATTGATACTTATTGTTAGGGTATAAATAAACTATCAGTAGTTTTGGTTCTCCCAAGTAGCTGTACGACCACGCTTCTCCAACGCATTGGATACAGTAGCCTTGTCGGAGTCCATAGGGTAAGCACTGTCGGGTGTGACAGGATAAATCGCATCACCACGAGCTGTGTAAGTATCTCTCTGAGGCCAATACCCATAACGAGTCTCTGGCCATGATACAGGCACTCCCTCAATAGGAAATCTGTATCGTATGTCTCCACTATCAAGATACGCTATGTTGAAATGCTGTTGGAGAACATTACCTCTGTTCGATGGCATATTAACAGCACCACATGAATACCTGTCGTTGTTAGGCTTAACGATAAAGTCTTTTTGACTCACAATCGGACTCGGACCAATCCAGACCTCGTATGAGTGTTCCTTGCGTCTACCCCTATCCTCTTGAGAAACCCTACGCTCTCCATCATTTGGTCCAATGATGATGTCATAAGGACCGTCATACCCACCTTTTATGCCTGTGCCGAAACAAATCTCACATAGGCTGTCGGGTTGCTTTGCGTATTTAAGAGTCTCTTTATTGAATGAGGTACAGTAGCAAGGTATGCCTGCGATCCTACGAGTGAATAACTTAACTCGCTCCCCACCTTGTTCAAGTATCCAGTTATTACGCCTAATACCCTCTCGCCACATATAATCCACACGCTCAAGCTCTCGGTCAGAGAATGGCTTACAATGCTCTAAAGGTGTCTCTAATAAAGCACCTGTCTTTGGATCTTCTGCTACTGTGGCTATACGATAGAAATCTCTCTTATCTGTACCGAGTCTCAACCGACTCTCTGGATCATAAGCAATGTAGCTCACAGTCACTACTGTGTTATCATCTATAGGGGGCGGCAAACGATCTTCGGTTAAAGTGATCGCATCTGGCTTGGCTCTACCTGTGTAAAATAAAGTGACTTCACCAAACTCACCAAGCACTCTTGCTGTGGGAACAATCACGCCATTAATCATTACCACGACATCTCTTGGTGAATCAGCAGGGTCATTGATACTATTCTGTCTAGCTATGGGGTACTCCACTTGGAAGCGATAAGGATCTTCGCCTTGATCCCCTTTAGAAATCCACTTGTCGGCTGTGATGACTTCATCGTTGACAGCCCATGTGTCGATCCTATCTCTATAGATTGTGCCACCAACAGGGGTGATGTTTACTCTGCGATAAGGTCCACGATCAGAGTTGCCCGATCTATATATGTTCACACCACGAATAATCCAGCCCTCATTGCCATGTAGGATTGACGGATTATCCCAATGTACATCTATCTCACCCTTAGCGAAA